GATAATAGTCGTGACGCTCGGTAGCTTGGTCTCCTTAATGTCATAGTGCCGTTTGCCTTCAATCAGGGATCGTTGCGACTTCGGGTAGATAAATTTTTTATTCCACTTGATCGGTGCCCGGTCTTCCCTCATTTTTCCCATGATGCATATGCCTGTCATTTTTCGGAGTACTCCTCTTTAATTAATTTTTCTGATGGATGGTAGACTTCAACGTGGCAGTGGCACTTGGGACACGACAGGTTGGTGACGATGTCATAATCCCCGTTCCCTTCTTCAATATCATGGTCTCCGCCCCAAATAAGTTCTTTCTTGCAGTGCCAACAGTTCATTTAATATCCTTAAGACTGTCTCCAAATTTTCCCATCCAGGCAAAGTCGCCGTGATGAGCGGTCATGGATTCGGTGTTGGCGTAGAGCTTGGAGCCATTAGCTCTGGCGAGCTTGCAAAAGGAAACGTCTTCCCCGAAGGTATAGCCGTCTTCAAAAGCGAAATCAAAGAAGTTATAATAGAAGCTGTGGCTCTTCTGCGTTTGAACCAGAGCCTCGTTGGCTCGGTTCTTAATTTTCAAATCTGGACGATTTTTTATAATTTTTTCAAAGACTCTTCGATGGATGAGCATGAGCCCCGTGGGGCCTGCTTCAATTTCAACAAGTCCTCCGGGTAGAATCGGGACCGCTTTCGGATCCGGTAATTTAACCGTATAGGTATGCTTATTAAGATCGGGGTTCTTGGCTCGATAGGGAGTGCAGACAATATCTTTGCCCGCGACCAGCATCCGCAGTCCGGCTTCCGCTTCGAACTCCACGTCGGAGTCGATGAACAATAAATGCGTGTACTCCGTGGTGAGAAAGACGGAGGTTAAATAGTTTCGTGCCTGATGAATCAGCGGCGACTTCATGGTGTTGATTCCCACTTCCACTTTGCTCTGGCCCAGTTTCTGGATCAGCTGAAAGATCGACAGCATGGTGTTGATCTTAACCGAGTCGTAGCACGGCATCGCGATGAAGACGCTGGGTTTTTTGGGGCGGTAGGTTTTCATATAGTCTCTTTTCTGCTGTTTGTTTTCCTCAAGTTTATAGTATCGCTGGTTGGCTTCTCTCCTGTTTATCTTGTCTTGTTCGGTTCTCATACATTATAGAAGGTATAACGCAACGTGATCTCTTCTCCTTTTTTAATATCTTGTAGGGCCACGAGACTCCACTTCTTTCGAAAGGGCTCCTGACCATTGGCATGCAGCTCGACCTTGGTACAGTTCGGTTCATTTGCATGATTGATGAATCCTCCGAGAGGAGTTCTAATAATCTTATCGTCGATCTTAATGTGAGTGATTCCGAGATTGGTTCCTTGCTTAATATCTTGATCAGCAAAGAGTCCTAGTTGATGAATGCCTGACGTTTTAATCGTTACCGATTCAGGAAGAGGTTTATACATTAGTGCAAGGTTCCTTTCGAAACATCATAAGGCTTGACGTTCGCTTCATACGCCACCTTCATGATGCGTTGATAGTCTTCTTCGCTTAAATTCGTTTTGTAGAGTCGCTGGGCAATGGCCATCAGAGACGCCGCTACCATCATCACCGGCAGATCATGATCGAGCAGGTGAAGCACATGATCCAGAAGATCATGGTAGACTTTATCTTCATCGTTCATTGTCCAAATTTCCCCTTTCCAAAAGTTTTTTTAATAAATTTTTTATCATAGTGATCAATCACGAGTTTTGCTTTTTGCTTCTTCATAATTAAATAAGGGTAGACTTGCTTGAGTACCCGGTAAACGCCATGATAACCGACGCGCCATCGGTGCTGGTCGTGCCAGGTTGGATGACTCGGATAACGCTTGATGTCGCGTGTTCCTTCCTTGGTAACTTCCATCAGCCAATCGATGAGTCGCTTGTCGACTTGAGGGACTTCCAGCCGGACAATAAGCGTCCGGTAGGTTGGAGTTCCTTTTCGATCTCTGCGTATACGATCTACCCATTTAAATTCTACATGCCCTTCCCCGTCGATAATGCCGCCTACATAGGCAGACTCCGTTGGAGTCATAGTTCTCACAGACCACTTTCCCTTGCTTTCTTGAGTGTGTTCACTGGATCAGTAAGATTCGCAATCTTATTATAGAGCTTATTATTTTCTTTCTTAATTCGATCTAGTTCGTGTTGTAGTTCTTCAATCTTTTGTTTAGCTGCTTTCATTTCCGGTGAATTCATACCAATGCCCTTAATGAGGATAGTTTCGGTTTCAGCTTCCTGGGCTCTTTTTTTCCAATACCGATGATAATCTATTTCTTTTCCTTGATCTGCTTTTAATTCTTCGTTCTCTTGTTGAATATAAATTCGTTGAGCTTCTTCGTTACGATCAGCGTTTCTATATTTCTCTAGTTCCCTATAAGTTTTATTAGGAAATTCTTTTGCTAATTCGTGTAGTGTTTTACTTTTCTGTTTCAAATAATTCCAAAGTTTTGTCATAAATATGTGTCTTTATATCTTTATCCGTTTCCATAATAGTTAAAACGTCAATCCCATTGTAAGCCTTGACGTATGTGTTTTGACTAATAGCAATACTTGATCCACTCGCAAGAAGAGCAAACTCACTGCAAGCGGTGAGCACCATCAGCATCGATAATAATAGTATCGTTCGGATCATCTATCTCTCCTTGTTGTTCGCACATTGGGCAATCCACTGTAATAGATTGACCAGTTTGTTCAACCGATTTATTGGGTATTTTTATAAACCCATTTCCCTTACAGCGCGGGCAAATCTTAATATTATTTTTGTTTGGTCTTACCATTTAGTTTTTTGTTTTTTTCATTTACCAAAATACTAATAGTTTGACTTCGACTTAGAATGGTGTTGTCAACGAGTTGTTTTCTAAGTGTGTCAATCATCTCATAGGTTTTATGGGATAGACTGACGTTTTTATATTTACTAATGTCCGTCATGTGTTATACCTCTTTCTGTTGTGTTCATATATCTCTGAGATATATCCCATAATATAATAGTAGTCAAGTATGAAATATATTTTAATAATCTGGGTGTGTTCGTTCATTAACAATAATGGGTGTATGCCCCCTGTAGAATCCAAGATAGCTTATGATAGTTGGTACGAGTGTTCCGTGGCCGCTCATAAAGAATCAGTTAGCCTTTTACAGAAAATGGGATATGCGAACGTTAATAGATATCAGGTTGGGACTAAGTATACTTGTAGACTTGACCAGACATTATAACCTATTCACAGTAAAATCCTGCCACTTGAATCTTGGTGCCATTGAGGTACCAGCCCTGGTCCCTGTTTCCTGTGTCATGGTAGGTGGATATTTTTTCCATGATGCTATGACCCTGACTAAAACAGTCGGGCATAACGCTTAGGTCCGTTGGAAACGAGAGGATGGCTCCGGTTCCTAGAATCATTAAGATTTTCATGCACAGTCGTAGCAGCAGTTCTCTACCTGAGCTGACCATTGATCAGGCTTGGGAGTACATCCGCATATTGCGCATTCTGTATAGTTCATAGTTTTTTATCCATTTATATCAATATTAACCGCTATAGTAATTCTAGATTTTTTGCTATCTAAATTTCTTACACAATGTTCAAGAATCGAAGGCACAATTACCACGTCGTCTTCTTCAGCGGGTATTACCCACTCTTTATAGAGCCAACTATTTTCTTCTTGATTAGGAAATACATACTGTAAATTTTTTTGCTGGGGTAATAATAGATTAAAGTAATAAGGGCTTTTAAAAATCGTAGGTATATGTTGGCGCTTATCAAAGCTGATATAATGGACAAGAGAAAAAGCACTTCCATGAATATGAGGTGCCATTACTGAATTATGTCTAACACAGCTATAATTAGCAATATTATAAGTAAACTTAAGGCCCCGCGGTAAAGACAATTTGTTAAAAAAATTAGTTATGGTTTCTTCATAGCATTTAGATAATGAATAATAATTAATTTTTTTAAACTTAGGATTCTCCTCATCCTCTAGTGAGTGATGTATATCTGTTTTAATAAAAGAGTTGATGCTCCACTTATCTCTTACTTTAGATACTTTATAATTTTTTTCTATTTGAGATAAAATTTTTTTCTTTTCGTAAAGCTTCGGATTTATTTTTGTTAAATAAGCCGGTAATCCATATATATAGTTTATTTGATTATAGATCATAGTTTTTTGATTTCCCTTCCTCTAAGAAAATTTCTAACTTGGACGTTCCCTTTCTTATTAATGTAGGTGCACCATCCACTGAACTTAGGATACTTCAATAGTAATTTTTTAAATAATTTTTTCCAGCTCATGGCTTTCATGATCTCAGCTTCTCCCTCTTCTTTAGTGATTGTATATTCGTATCTCATGTTTCCTCCTAAAGTAACAACGCCATACCCACGATCTCATCATGGAAATAACTGTAAAAATCAGGGCGATTCCCATGCTGTCCAGAATTGTAGGGTAGAGGCCAAAGAGTGGAAAAATTAGCAACTGGATTGCAACGGCCAGAAGATAACCTGAGCCCACGTCAATGACACTTTCAAATAAATTATTTTTTAAATTATTTTCTTTCATGCTATATTCTTTTTCTCCTTTCGATTCACATAACCAGCATTGTTTCGTTTCATCAAGGCCTTTCACCACGACTGTGATGTAGCCATTGCCTTTGCATAATGAACATATTTCTTTATACATTATAAATTCTTGGTCTGCCTCCCTTGGCACCCATCCCTTGATAATAAAGATTTCTTTTTTTCATTTCTTTGCCTGCTTTTTTTGCGTAATAAGTGTTTCCTGTTAGATGTTTCTTTCTATATTTAGGTCGCCCTCTCTTTCGTTTAGCTCCTTGTCGATAATGAGAAGTGATGGGAACATCGACATTCCAACCCTTCTTTCTTAAAATAACTTTTCTAATTCTGTCTTGAACATAGTCTGGATTTCGTCCAGCCATTTCACAGATGAGTCTAAAATGATAGCCTCCCTCCATAAAAAAATGACGGGCTTGGTCCCGGTTATAGGAGTATAAACTTTCATGGGATCGGTTAGCCTTTCTTGTCATGTCTAAATCAGGAGGTCCCTTACAGGCGTCTAAGACAGCTCTGCATAAGACGGCAACCCAAAGATCTTTTTCTGGAAGGTCTACTTTATCGTGATTAATTTCTAAAGCATGACCCACCATACTGGTGAAACTGTTATTTGCTCGTCCCATTAGTGTGGTGCTTCTGGTGAAGCATCCTTACCCTTCTTCTGGCCCCATTTAATGATTTTTTCTTTTCCAGGTAAAGTAATGTCCACACCATATTTGCCCCAAGACTGAGCCATTAGGTTTAATTCCAGGATGAGAGTGGTGTATTGTTTGCTACTTTCGCCTTTAATATTTAATGTTATCTTTCTACTCATAATAAAAAGAATATAAGAAATTATAGGATAAATGTCAAGAAGTATAAAAAATAATTATCCGCCCCATCCATGAGTGTCATCATGTACTACGCAATTTGAGTGTGAAAAATTATCCATATAATTTACATACGTTACAACTAAAGGGGATGCAAGAAAAAACGTTGGGATTCCTAGTTAATTTGTAATGTTTTGTAAAGAAATTTTTTACTATTTGTAAAGGTTGTTAACCTTGACCTCTTGAAGGCTTGCGTCTGCTGTGTTTATTAGGTCTTTTGGAATGACGTCCGGGTCGTTTGCGTTGTCGTTTTTTCTGATGAACGTACCCAAAAGCCCTAGGCTTTTTGCGGGCCATTTGGATCCACCAATTTTATCTCGGGGGTAGGACCAATTCCGGCTATGGCGGTGGGTATGTAAGTAATTACACCATTAACTTTTTGTTCGGTGTCTCCGCCACAGTTCATACATCGATAAAAATTTTGATAAAGAGAAACGAATACGGTTTTAGTCTCACATAAAGGACATTGTCCATCGGTTACTTCGGCCTTGATATTAAAGCCCTTTCCAAAGATACCTTTTCCAAATTTCTCCATAACGTTTCCTATCGTATTTAGTCTTATCTTTAAAACGTTTAGGTGTAAAGTTTTTTAATAGTCTAGCGATGGGATTTCTTTTAGTATTTCGATTGCGCGTCATAACTATCGCTTGTATATCCATGTTCAATTACACGCACGATTCTTGTACGAGCAGTTGTCTCTCCCTTTTCTTCTACATACTCGACTTCAGCTTTAACATTAGCACCGCATTTAAATTGGACGCGCTCGGGCTGAATGCTTCTCTCGGCCTGCCTCTTCGCCTTCAGGCAGTCTGCCATCGAGCCCTGATACGTGTGCTCCACCAATTGGCCCTCTAAAAACATGCAAAGGGCGACGCATATAATAATTTCATTTGGCATTATCGTACTCCGTTTTTGTAATGGATCTCTCGATTCGAATCTTTGAGTTCCTCAATATCTATTAACACTTTTTCCATTTGTTTACTTAAAAAATCGATGTTTATTTTATTGTGCATCATACTCTCAATTTGTTTATTAATACGATCGGTGGTTTTGTACAAATCTTCCAACATCATGTATTGTTCCGAATCGGCCGGAAGACTCCCTAAAAGCCCCCGAGGCCACTTTATTCTGAACTCAGAATTCATTTCCAAATCTTTTTGCATCAATTCTATCTGAGTTGTGACACGGTTTTGCGTCTCAATCAAACCAAAATATGCCCAGGTCCCAATTGCCACCATCGTGATCAATGAGGCAACCGTCTTGAATGGCATCTGAACTGATGCTTCTTCTGAAAATTTGAGAGGTTTACCCATAGACTCCACAACAACTAAATTTTTCCATAAAAAAATAATGATACACCGAGAATCCTATCAGAACTCCTATGCTCACTCCTATAAATAACGTCACATACTTTATCATACGCACTCTAGAAAGTGAACCCAGAATAGATATCCCACGGCTGACACCATTATTAATCTATAAAGAGCTATCAGCATCTTATTTTCTTACCAATTTTTCCCAGTCAGGTTCTTTATCTTTAGGAAAATACGGTTCGTAGCCCTGACCTTCTGCTTGTTCATCATCTTCTCCGACAATGCTTTTAACTTCAGGGACGTAATGTTTTAAAGTTTGTTCGACTCCACGTTGCAAGGTAATCTTAGACATGGCGCAACCTGAACAGCTGCCTGATAATTTTAAAGTAGCCACGCCAGTGTCGCTGGCAAAGTTAATAAAACCAATAGCACCATTATGAGCTGCAACGGACGGCGCCACTTTCTCTTCCAGAACAGTCTTAATATCCTTAATGATCTCATCATGGGTTCTCATATTATTCCTTTTGATTCACATCTCCCCAAATAATTTTATATTTTAATTTGCCACCATCATCTCCGGAAGTATGATCTGTTGGTTCTTCAATCTGAAGAACATGCTTTACGCCTTTACACCCAACAGAAAAAAGACATAACAGACCGATGATTATAGAGGATACTAAATATTTCATCCATCTAGTCGTCCTGTTTCTTTTTTCTCTTGCGATTCTTCTTGCCCTTAAAATTTTTAAACTGTTGTATTTCATTTTCTATTACCTCAATCTTGGCTTTAATTAAGACCATGTCTTGTGATAGAGAAAATGTACGCTGAAGCGTCCATCCTCCGAGCGCTAATAAAATAGCGAGCAATGCGGTTATCAATTTTTCGTTCATGTTAGCCGCAATTGTTTTTATCTAAATCAATTGGCTTGTCACCATTATAAAACCATACATAAGATGAGAGTTTCGTTCCATCTTGAGTATAAGTACATTTTTTGCCCACCGAGCAGGCGCTTAATGCAAATAATAGTGCCAGAACTAAATACAATTTATTCATTTGGCTCCTCTGTTTTTTCTTCTTCGTCTTTTATTTGACAACACTCTCCGTTGTCTTCTTTTTCTTTTGAGTGCGTACCACAACATTTTTTTGGATCTATTGGCACGTTTCACACTCTTCATGTTCACAATTCATACAATTACAAACTCCATACATATCACCATGTTCTTTCAAAGAACAGTGGCAATCACAATTACAATTTTTACACTTTGTCATTTTTCTTTTCCTCAATCTCATAGAAGTAGCTATCGCTATCTTCAGTTTTCCATTTACTACTATCTTCTACGTTCCACGTACTTGTTTGCACCTTCCAATCAAATGGAACTTCATCTTTAACAGTAAATGAAGGAATGCTCCATATAATTCTATTGTTGGGTTGAGCTGCATAATTTCCGTTTTCCAGGGCCATTATGTGGGCGCATTTATGTTCTGCCGGAATCTCTGAATGATCCGTATCCACTATATTACTCTCTGGGTGAGCCCAGTCAACCGTGAAAAGATAAGTCCCGTGATACCATTTCTTATCTTTTCCTATATATTTTCCTGATTGGCCTAGAAGGATATCAAAAGTATTGACACTAGGATAGTAACTAAAACAATTCCAAAGCTCCAACTCGTCAAGTCGCATCCGAGGAACTTTTTTGACATCAAATCCTCTTTGTATGAACGCAGAGATTGGCAGGCGGTAGAATACAGCTCCATTCTCCATAATTGCATGAAAGAGTATCGCGCTTCCTGAAAGCGATGCCATCCCAAAGATGACACAGTCTTCAGCTTCTCCCACATGTCCGGAAAGGTCATAGAGATATTCTCTTCTTACCTGCGCATACGTGGCAGGAATGTTTGCGTTCAAGTAAGCCATTCAACATAAAACTCCTAGATTGAAATGATAATTAAAACAATAACCACAGCCACAGCTATAGATATTTTTTTATGAGCTTGTGCTAATGCCCATAGTTGTTTTACTTTTTCCATGTTTCCTCCTTGTTAATCATAGATGTCTCCCCAATTTTTACCAAACTCATAGTCTACTTTGTTGGGAACTTCGAGTGTAACAGCATTTTCCATTATCTCAACAATTCGTTTTGCCTGTTTATCATCTTCAATAGATAAATCAAGTTCATCATGAATCTGAATGTGAGCTACTATACCTTCTTTGTAGAGTTCTAACATAGATTTTTTTGTCATATCTGCTGCAGATCCTTGAATTAATTTGTTTAATGATTTGTATGTATATGCTCTTTTAATTCCTGGTCCGTGTTCCCTGAGTGCTTCTTCGTGTGGTAATGCTTTATGCATCCCGAATTGATTGGGCTCCCATAAATGAAACCTGCATAATCTTCCAAGTAGTGTACGAATCTGTCCTCTTTCTTGTGCTCTATTAGAAGCTTTCTCCATGAGCTGTTTAACAAAGGGGACATTACTGTGATAGGTATTAAATAATTCTGCGGCTTTTTCTTTAGTGACTCCTAGTTCTGCTTGAAGTTTTCCTTTCCCCATTCCATAAAATAATCCTAAGTTAATGGTCTTGGCTTGTGATCGAGGAATCTCTGCCATGTCTGCGACGGTCTGGTGAAAATCTGCTTTACTATTTTCTTTATAAGAATCCAATACATCATAAACGGATGGAAGTTTATAGAGAGCGGCATAGTGCACAACCAGTCTTGGTTCCTGTTGATTATAATCGAAACAACCCCACTTACATCCTTCTTCTGGTATAAATAAACTTCTGATCTTGGGTCCTAAGTCTTTGTTTCTAGCGGGAATTTGTTGAAGGTTCGGATTTTGATAACTAAATCTTCCAGTAACTGTACCTCCTCCTGCATTTCTAAGCTGATTAATCTCTGCGTGTATTCTTCCTTTATGTTCGTATCTTAAAATAGAATCAATGAATGTGGTGTGTGCTTTATTAATTTCTCTTGCTTTAGCAATCAGGTTCACAACAGGATGTTTATGTTCTTGTAAAAAATTTTTAGTGAAAGAGGGGGCAGATGTTTTTTCTGTTCGGGGGTATTCTATTTTTAACATATCAAATACATTCGCAACGGATCGTGCTGCCCATATTTGTGTGTCGATATTAGTTTCTAATTTTATTTTATTAAGAATTTCTTTCTCTTCAGCCATTAATTGTTTCTTCATTGCATGGGCTCTTTCAATATCAACTCGAACGCCTTTGAATCGCATATCGACTAGACATGGAAAGAGATCTGTTTCTAGATCAAATACATCTTCCAAGTCCTGAGAAATAATTTCTTTTTTAAGTTCCTGCCATAACCCTAAAGTAATCTCAGCATCGCGCTCTGCGTAAGATCCTGCATGCATGGCAGGCAGCTTATACATTTCTGCTTTAGGATCGATGCCCCATTCGGATGCCGCTTCGGCTAGTGCTCTCTCATTTTTACCGTAACCTAAATAGTGCCAGGATAAACTATTGAGATCATATCTAAATCTGTTTTCATCTGTGATCGCTGAGGCTAGCATCGTACAAACAATGTCACCATTAATTTTAAAACCCATGGCTCTTAACCAGCATACGTCATAGATAGCATTGTGAAATATTTTTGTGGAAGGAGCTTCTAAAATATCTTTAAGCCATGATAATACTTTAGCTTTCTCCATGTTACCACCACCTTCATGAGCGATAGGAAAGTATCCTTTGTAGTAAGAAGTTGCTACGGCTATGCCTATCACTTCTCCATTACCAATAATAGAACCGGATCCTTTTTTAATAAGATCAGGATCTTTTGTTTCTAGATCGATTGCAATTTCATCTACCTGTCTCAGGTCTGGAAATTCTGTGGGCTTTACCCATTCAGTCTGGGCTTCAAATCTAGGGATTCTCATTTTAAAAGTTTTTTAAGTCTCCGAGTTTTACTTTATTACTGATGACTCCTTTTTTTTGTAGGTCTTTCCATTTATTGTAGCCATCTATCCAACTTTCTTGAGGGCCATAATCCCTTTCAATAATCATATCAATATAATGTTTAGCCTTTTCAAGATCTTGTACTTCTCCTTTATGCGCGTGTCTGCAGATATATTTAATAGCATTTCCTTCTGCAAAAAGCAATTTGTTCTTGTTTATAAACTCACTAGGCTGCTCCACCATATCTTTATAGTGAGAGCCTCCGATTTGTTTATTGTATACTTTCGATGTCATATCCTTTGTCCTCCTTTTTTGCCGCCATAATATATAAATTTTGTTTAGTACGTGTGACGCCCACATACCAAACCCGGTGTTCTTCGTCGTCTTTATCAGGGCTTTTTTCTATAGCTTCCCTGATCATTTTGGTATTATCCATGATGAGTAAAACATTATCAGCTTCGCCTCCTTTGGCTGAATGAATTGTTGATAGTTTAACTCTAGCTTCTTTGGATAATTCTTCGCCTGCCTGCAACATAGTTCTAA